CAACAGTAGAAGAACAAAAAAAGCGACTGAGACAATATCTCAACCCGTACCTAAAAGGTCCGTCGGTTGACGCTGTCCTCACTGCTTTGGCCACAGGTAATGCTGCATATCTGATCGATAACGTCAGAGCAGTAAATGATCAGCTGTACATCGCTACAGCATCCGGTCGTTATTTAGATGAAGTTTTAGCTGCTCACGGTATCACTCGTCCACCTTCTGTTGGTCTATCGGATGATGTTTTTCGTCAAATCGGTATCGAAGTTAAGAACCGTAAACAGGTTCGAGACCTTATTCATAATCTTTTAAATGCTATTTTCGGCGATGAATTTGTCCGTGCCTCAAACTCAGCTACTCAATTTGAACCATATAATCTTCAAGATGGTGATACTTTAATCATTAACTTCGATGACCATGTCACTGTTCCTATCCAATTTAAGACTTCAGAATTCGCTAACATTGCTGCCGCTAAGGCTCAAGAAGTTGCTGACGTTATTACTAAAGAACTTCGTCGTTTAGGCTATAACGGTACTGCTATCGCAAAAGATGATGGTAACGGACCGTACGTTGAAATTCTTTCAGACACAATCGGCCCAGCTTCCTCAGTTACTATTTTAGGCGGAAGAGCACAGAATGAATTAGTTTTTGCTGCTCCAGTTGCTGCTGGCGGAAACATGTCTACTCAGTGGACTTTATCTTTACAGCCAGGTGGAGTAATCCGATATACTTGGTCAGGTGGAGCTAATCCTCAACTTGGTAAACTTTCATCTGGTAATTATGTAAATATTTTCGGTGGAGGATTTGCTTCTTCTGCAAATGAAGGATCTTACACTATCGTCAATGCGGTAGGTGGACCAGTAAACGTATCTTACTTTGAAATTGTAAATCCTCTAGGAACTTCTGGAATCGTAGTTCAAGGTACTGATGACGCGATTAGATTTTATAATCCAGTTCGTAAAACTCTTTCATCTCGTTTGAGTTATGCTGCTGTTTATCAGCCTACTGCTCGTTTACTTCAGATTTTCTTGCCAGCAGCTACGAAAGTTATTCGTCGTGGTCGCGAAGGTTCTGCTCACTTACATGAACCTCCAATGGTTAGCTTTAATTTGAAAGCCCAACCAGGCACAAACGATACTTTTAATTTGACTACTACTCAATTAATACAAGAAACAGCTAATTTCACAAATGGTGCAACTATTAGTGAAACTGTCCAAAATATGGCAGATGCAATTAACGCTCTTTATCCTAACCTCAAAGCTTATGCTAATGTTGAGGTTCTAAATGTATTCGTGAATGACGCGAATTTAGTCATGCTTGGAACTTATGTTGGCGCTCAAGCAATTACTGGATCAGGCCCACTTGGTGACATGGCTTCTTTGGCTCCAAATCAGCCAGGTCCGTACATGTACGATATTTCTCAGCCATTTACAGTTTCTCAAATCGGAACTACTTTGGCCCAAGATCTGGATGGAACTATGCCTCGCGTAATTACTGTTGCTGATTCTAGTCTTTTTCCTGATGAGCAAGGTAACATAATCTTAGGATACGGAACTCAGACTCAAGAAGGTCCGATTCCTTATATTGCGCGTCCATCGAATACTACTTTACTTATCAGTCCTGCTTATAACGTAAAGAAAGCTCACGCAGATGGGACAGACGTTGCTTTAGTTTCTCAAAAGTCTTCTCCAGACATATCTCGTGACGGATTGGATTATCCATTCTACATCACGGACGTTGTTTCTGGACGTATTTACGCGCAAGATCTGATCAACTCAGTTGCAGCGTCAGGTATTAATATTGTCTTTACTATTCTTTACCCCAGCGATATTGGACTTGGTAAGTGGGGAACTCAATATTCAGAAAATCCCGCGATTTGGGGTCTCTAGGTGATTATTTATAGAACTAAAAATAACATAAACGGAAAGACTTACATAGGTATGGACGCTGCCAATAATCCAAATTATTTTGGTAGCGGAGTAGCTGTTAAAAACGCTATTAAAAAATATGGAAAGAAAAACTTTACTAAAGAAGTTGTAGAATCTGGATTTTTATCATACGAAGAGCTTGCTCAAGCTGAAATAAAATGGATAGCTTTAGAAAAAGCTTCCAATGTTAACGGTATCTATAATTTGAACGATGGTGGACTCGGATGTTCTTCTAATAAAGGTAAAAAATCTGAAGAAATATACGGTGAAGAAAAAGCCTCTGAATGGAAAAGCAAGATCTCCGATACGTTGGTCAGAAAAGGGATTAAGCCTCCTTCCAGAAAAGGCTCAAAAGGATCTGAAAAACAGCGATTAGCAGTTTCAAAATCCTCTTCTGAAAGAGTAAAATCTGAATTAGAAATACAATCTCTAATAGAAAGGACTGTTCGTCCAATTATTTGCTTAGAAACAAGTATCGAATATCCTAGCTTAAAATCTGCAGCAAAATCTTTAAATTTAAGTAAGGGCAATATTTGCTCAGTTCTTAAGGGCGATAGAAAACACACTAAAGGTCTAACCTTTAAGTATTTAGGACAATAATCATGGCTCAGCCAATTACGTTAACCGGTGCTCACATTAAGCTTTACATTAACAACCAAGTCTATAAGGTTGTTCAATCAATTACTATAACTGTTGATTACGGTGAACAAGAAATTTACGGAATTGATGCAGCTCATGCACAAGAAATTGCACCTACTCGTTTAAGCGTTCGTGGGTCTGTGCAAGGTCTTCGTGTGAAATATAGCGGTGGATTACAAGCTTCCACTATTCGACCACTTTTTATTGATCTTTTATCTTCACCTTACATCTCGATTCGTATTCAAGATCGTTCGACTAGTGAAGATATTCTTTATATTCCGCAATGTAAAGTAAGTCAAGAAACTCATACCATGGCAACTAAATCTACTTACAAAATGAATTTTAATTTTGTCGGCCAGGTTCCACTATTTGCTTTGGATCGTTCTTAATTTCAAACATTTTTACTAAATGAAACCAGAATTTGAACGTATTTATTGCGTCGAATAACGCGTTGTGTTCTTGACCTTCAAAGTCAAGCTTGTACTTGGTCATGCTTTCTTTCAAGCCGCCTTGATATCGTGAATTTCTGTAGATTTGAACGGACTGATAAAGAGTTTTAACGTCTAAGACTCTGAGTCCGAAGATGTTTTCTGAAATTCTCCCGCTACCATCGCCTCCACTGCCCACTGAATCTCGGTATTCTCTCCAGATATGGTCACTGTCATTCCATACACCTGATCCCCAAACCAAAGGGTTTCTGAAGCATTTATGTTTAGCATGAAACCGACTAAGCTCCTCATAGGCCTCCTGAATTGTGGTTCCGTTTTGCGCATCTTGATCACTAATACCTGTTAATTCAATGATTTCTGGGTGAATCGGCTCATTAGGGTTTATATATAATAAGATTCGGTCTATCTCCAAACCGGTTTTAGTATTAAAAACTGCGGCACCTATCTGTATGGTTTTAGTAGAAGGTTGGTTATATTCGCAATCTATGGACATTATTTTCATGATTCATCGCTTTCTGGAAGACTAAAGCGACATTCATCGCCCATCCATGTAAAATAAAATATAGTTAGACTAAAAATGCAGCACCCGCAGACAGGTTTTTCGCAAAAAAACTCAAGGCGATTCCGCCACTTCGTCTTCGGTGGAAATACTGTTATGCCTGTCTCGATTCTCCAAATTCTCATTTGATCCCTCTACTTTGACTATAGCGCAACTGAGTTTGTCTTGCAACTTTTCATCGAGCTTTTTTTGAACATACTTAACATATTGCAAATTTTTAGGGCATCCTGGTACTTTTTTTGATTCAACGTATGTTCCAGAATTATAGGCAGCTGTTGATTTTACCCAATCACCGCCATATCTTGATTTCTGAAATTTAAGATAAGTCGCAGCCCATTCGGCATTTATCTTTGGAGTCATCAACTCTTTGGCTTCACCGGTAAAACCGACCATCTTTGCAGTCTCGTATTTTATCTGACAAACCCCGTAGGTTGGTGATCCGCCATCGTGGTGAAGATAGACATTGTTTAATCCACTTTCATGCGTACAAATTGCAAGAAGCAATGATCCAGATACTCCGATCTTTTTCGCTGCTGCCAAAATAATTAACGTAAATGACATAAAGTTCCTCCTGTCAGTCTACAGTATAGCAGATGACAGAAGGAATGCAAGAATTTTATTTTGAATGAAATCAAGGACTTATTAGAACTTTTTAGTATCTTTAGGTTTAGCTTTAGACTTTTTAATGATTCCAGTAACGGTTTCTGGATCATATTTTTGGCCATTAGTTCTATGATCGCACGAAATATTATTGCACATGCGGTGATAAAATGTTCCATCGCGACGATTGTAAAGGAAAATTTCAAGATAACCATCTCCACATTCGCGACATTGCCATTCTTTTTTCATTTTGTTGAGCATTTCTTGACTAGTCGTCTCTTCTTTTTCGCTATTTATATGTTCTTGAATGATTTCCTGTACATACGAGTGTCTGTCTAGGTCCATTCGGGCAAAATTCTTACGAGTACGAGAATGTTGACGAGTAAGTTGTCTGTTTTCAGCTTCTAACTGTATGATTCTCTTACGTAATTCCTTGTTTTCATGCTTAAGTTCTTGTTCTTTGGTAAATTCTTTGTTGCCACGCGTATTTTTTCCCAAGGTAACTCCCATAAAAGGTTTCGCTTATAAGATTCGGCTACGTCTAAGTCCATATTATATGATATCTAGGAGGTAGGCAACAGATTTTTTGGGATTCAGACCAACATGACAATCTTATATTTGGTAGTCTCTAAGGTCTAAAGGGTAACATAATGGGCGTAAAACGTAGGGTCAATTGGATCAGTCAGCAAAGAGTGGATGTCCCAGACATGCGTTCTCTTGAGTCTGCTGTATCTAACGATTTCGATGAACTAATTAAAAGTTTTGTAACAGGAACAAGCCAAGGCTATCTTTTAAGAGGCTTTGAGATCAGTATGGCCGGAGCCATCGGTGGAGCCGCGAGCGGTCTTCAGTTGATTGTCGATCCTGGTGCAGTATTCCACGTAAGCTCTAGTCAATCTGGTACTTTCTATCTCGTTCCAGTCGGAACGCCAACTCAACAACTTAATTCTGCTACTAATACGATCATTGATGGTGCCTTTGCGCCAAGTGCAATCAACTATATTGGCCTAGAATACGAACGCTTCATTGATGACACTACCAGTTCTCAAGTTTATGTTTGGAACCCTACTACTAACAACGAAACTACTAAAAACGCACCTCGCGCTCAGATCCTTCGTTACCGTATTAAGATCACTACTAGCACATTCGCTGCCAACGTATTGCCAATTGCTACTGTTACGACTGATGCTGGTAATAACGTCGTTTCAATTACAGATGCACGCTGGATGCTTTTCCGTTTAGGAACAGGCGGAGCCGCACCTAATCCATTTTATGTTTATCCATGGACTGCACAGGCTGAGGGCCGTACAGAAAATCCATCTACTTCTTCATCTAACTCGATAAATCCGTTCCACGGTGGCGATAAGATGCTTATGACTTTGAAAGACTGGATGAATGCGATCATGACATCGCTCCAGGAAATCAAAGGTACTGTTTATTGGTATTCTCCATCTTCTGCCGGATCTATTGACTCATTACGTACAGATTTAGGTAACACGATCACAACTGGATCGGGAGTTATCTCACATAGTCCTGACACTGCCGGTCTCATTAATTGGGATGAGGATATTGTTCTTAAAGTTGTTGGTTCTCGTCTTGAGTATCGCTTTTTAGCAAACCCTTCATCTACAGACATCACTTTGGCTGAAAACGAAGTTGCTTATGTGACTTTGATTCGCGATATTGAAGTTTCTCCAAACTTAGTTTTCACAAACTCTTCTGCAATCGTTTCATCTGTTGGATCTATCGCATGGACTGGAGCTTTACAGGCTGGTGACTGGGTTAAGCTTGGTGCTGATACGGTATCAGGATTCTACAAGATCCAAAGTGTTGACTCTTTAAGCCAAGTTACTCTTACGATTCCTTTCCAAGGTGCATCGACAGGTGCTTCTGGAGCTAAAGCAAAATATACTTTCGGTTCTTATTCAACTTCTGCAACTCCTTCTACGACTCGTAACATTTACGTTGCTGATCGTGCTTTAGTCCCACAAGGTGAAGATGTATTCTGGTTTTTACTTCGCGCAGATAATGGCGGCGTAATGCCTCGCGTTTATGTTCGATTTATCGGATCTGAACTTGAAATGGGTGAAACTGAAGAAATCGACGATGGAGTACCTCGCCAACTTCTTCAATATATTGGATCACCTTCTGAAAGCTCTTCTAAGCCAAATTATTCTTCTGCAATAAATCCTGGTGCATTGCCTGAAATTACCGATTATACTTTCGGTTCTGCAGCTTCAATGACATCTAATGATTATTTTTTCTTTAACAGCTCTGCTGACGCTCGTGAATATTATATGTGGGTCAACAAAGACGGAACAGGTGTTGATCCTGCTCCAGTAGTTGGAAAAACAGGCGTTGAACTAGTTGTAACTACTGGTCAAACTCCTCAGCAAGTTGCAATTGCAGCTCAAGCTGCTTTCGCATCTACTTTTTATCCTGATTTTACTGCAGTTGTTCGCGCTAACCCGAATGATATGATCGTTCGCGTAACAAATACTTCTGCTGGTACTTGTACTAACGCTGTAAACTTCAACATGAACGCGCCTTTCGCTATCACTCTTATTCAAGATGGTACTGGTCAAGGTAACTTCATTGTAAGTGATGGCGACAATTTAACCAAAGCAATTAAGAAACTTGATGCTGCTTTTGGTGCCCTACTCGCTTCTTTGGACTCTCCGTCTTATGACGAACCAGTTGATATTGTGGCTTCTGGTGGAACTCCACTTACATCTTTGGATGGTCCAGTAACAATTGGTACAATTATTGACTTGCCGCCTAACACGCGTCTTGCGAATATTACTCAGTATTATACTGTAGGTAAAGGATCGCTTCAAGTATTTTTAAATGGTCAGTACCTTCGTTTAGGGATTGATTGGGCTGAAGTAGGAACTGCGGGAACTGCAAGTTCTCAAATCCAAATTCTTCAACAACTTGAAGTTGGTGATTCTTTAGAATTCCGTATCTCAGCTGGCGGAGCTTCAGGCGGAGGCGGCGGAGGTGGAGTAGGTCCACAAGGTCCTCCAGGTCCAACAGGTCCTGCCGGTGCCGATGCAATTGGTGGCCCAGTAGCTATAAGTGTGAAAAATAGTAATTATACCGCAATGACCTCCGATAATGTACTTTTAGGTGACGCGACCAGCGGAGCTATTATTTTTACGCTTCCGCCAGCTTCTTCTGCTCCAGGATCAGTTTTCTTTTTTAAGAAAATAGACGCTTCAGCGAACGTAGTTACAGTTAAGGGAAACTTGACAGAACTTATCGACGGTAGTAACACATTTCTAATTAATACTCAATATGCTACAATTACAGTGGTATCGAACGGAACACAATGGTATGTGATATGATTGTCTATAAGATAAAGAATATTGTTAACGACAAAGCTTATATTGGACAAACCACTAGATCAGTAGAAGTGCGATGGAAGGAACATAAAAATGATAAGAGAGCCTGTAGGGCTTTATTTCGCGCTATATGCAAATACGGAGCAGAGAATTTTACTGTTTATGTTTTATGTCAATGTAATTCTATTGAAGAATTGAACGAAAAAGAGAAATTTTACATAAATGAGCTTAATTCAATCGTCCCTAACGGATACAACTTAAGGACTGGCGGATTAAATTCTTTAATGTCCGATGATTCAAAAAATAAGATGTCTATATCTCACTTAGGAGAAAAGAATTTTAATTTCGGTAAACATAAAAGTGAAGAAACTAAAAATAAGATTTCAGTAGCTAATTTGGGTAAAAAAAGATCTCAATCTTTTAAAAACAATAGGAGTCGCTATATGAGATTGAATAATCCGCAATTCAACATGACCACAGAAAAGTTAGAACGTCTAAATACCTATAATAACGTGAAAAAAATTAAAATAATTTGCGTAGAAACAGGAATTGTCTATAATTCTCTTACTGAAGCTGCTAAAGAATTGAATATTAGTAAAGGCAATATTTCTGGAGTTTTGCTTGGAAAATATAAGCAAACTAACGGTTTCTCATTTAGGAAGATTTAAAATGACTTATTCTCCAAGTTTTTTTAACAGTCAATCAAATGGATCTAGTAGAGGAATTGTAACTAATTTCCAAGCATCTACGAATCTGGATAAATGTACTCCGGTTTCAATAAATACAAGTAGCCAATTAGTCTTGACCGATATATCTAACGAATCTTTGGTTCAAGCTATAGTAGGTCTCACTAATATGTCTATTCCAGGCGGAGCTTCTGGTGCTGTCATAGATAGCGGAAGAATAGAAAATGTAAATATTGTCTTTACCGTAGGAGACGCTGTTTATATAAATTTTGACGGTACTTTAACTAATACTAAGCCTGATTTAGATGTTTTAGGGTTTTCTTCGGGTATGTTTTGCGTATTTGTAGGAGTAATAGTTAAGAACGAATTTAATCCGTCTTTAAAAGACATAAAACTAATGATTTCGGTCATTGGGCAACTATAAGAGGGGACTTATGGAACTGCAAAAGAGAGAAAGAAAGGTAGATATTACGAAACTTAACAACGAACAGTTGGATAATATTTCAGCTCAAATTGGCGAGAAAGTTCGAGCTATCTGCGATGAGGCATCTGCAAAGGTAAACGCGATCCTCAATATTTACGGAGCAAGTGCAAAAATTGCCATTGCTTTCGACGGTTTACCAGCAAAAGATGAACCTAAAAAAACGGCTCCCGCCAAACGAACAAGAAAAGCTAAGCAGGCTAATCTTAAGTAGAGAAAACTTAAGCTTAAAGGAAGACAATCATGGCTGACATTTCAAAATTATCCCGACTTATTGGTGGACTAGAAAGACAAGTAGATTTGTCAACTAATTCCCTGGTTGTAGGCTCACTTAAAGTTGGATCGGTATCACCTACCGAATTAACCAAGGCTATCCTTGACAACTTAATTAACCTTCAAAACGGTACTGATTTCGCTAATGGTACGAATTCACATACCCACGATGGTCGTTATTTTACGGAAACTGAACTAAGTTCTTCTACCTCAAGTTCTGGTTCTGATTTAATCGGTGACGATAATACTTATTCAAATTTTACCCCAGCAGCGGCTACCGTAAAAGGTGCATTATCGGGTATCGACTCTGCTTTAGCGGCAGCCGCTGGTACTTCATTTTCTGATGCTGTTTTCGAGATTTACGACAACGTAGATCCTACTAAACTTTTACATTTTCAACTTTCAGCTATTTCTGGGTCTGCAACTCGTACGATCACAATGGCAGATGCCGATGTAAACCTTGGATTAGTTCTTACTGCTATTCAGCGCGATGGTTCTGTAGCTTTCACTGCCAATCAATCTTTGGCTGGATTCAAACTTACTAACCTTGCCGCAGCTACAGTTGCTGGTGACGCAGTAAGATATCAACAAGCAATTCTAACTTCAGGTGTAAATGCTTTTGCAGCTGACCAATCTTTTGGTGGATTTAAAGCCACTAACTTAGCAGATCCAGTATCTTCTCAAGATGCTGTTACTCTTGCTTATTTTAATGCTCGCCTTAATGGTTTAACTCCTAAAGCTCCAGTTAAAGCAGCAACTTTAGTTGCGGGTACTCTTGCTACTTCTTTTGAAGATGGCGACGTAATTGATGGTATCGCTTTAGCTACCGGCGACCGCATCTTAATTAAAAACCAAGCAGCTCCTGCACAAAACGGTATTTATGTAGTTCAAGCTACTGGCGCTCCAGTACGTTCTACTGATATGGATTCTCTTACTCCGTTTGATGAAATCAACGGCGCATGGGTACCGGTTCAATTAGGTACTCAAGCAGGTCAAGTATTCGTTCAATACGGTAACGTAGCGACTATCGGTACTGACCCTATTAATTTCTCATATTTCAATCCAATCGCAGGCCTAATCGGTGGCGATATGATTACTTTTGCAGGTTCAACTTTTTCAGTTGACTTAGCAACAACTTCAGGATTAGAATCGACAAACCCAGGTAACGTAGCTGGACAACTTCGTATTAAACTCGAAGCTTCTAATCCTAGCTTACAAATCACTGGATCGAATGAACTTGCAGCTAAACTAAACGCTGCTGGTGCAATCACTTCAGGTGCTTCAGGATTAACAGTTGCGGTTGATAACTCGACTATCGAAATCAGCGCTAACGCTTTAAGAGTTAAAGATTTAGGAATTACGCTTGCAAAACTTGCAGCGAATTCTGTTGACGAAAATAAAATTGTTTCATCTGCTTTCAGTGCAACTGGCGCGATTACAGGTGGATCTGGTACTAAAATCGCAGTTGCGGTTGATAATACTTCGGTTGAAATCAACACTAATGCACTGCGTGTTAAGTCTACAGCTTACGATCAATCAACAATTGTTGGTGGATCTGGATCTGCAGCTTCAGTAGCTTCTGCTCCTGCTTTGGCCACAAACGAAATCGCTGGTGAAGTACTTTCTATCACAACTCTAGTTGCATTGCGTTACGCAAAAGCAGCAGATGCAGGATTCGTTGCTGGTAGAATGTATAAATCAGATTTTGATGCGACGACCGCTGATAATCTCTATGTTATAGGTCTTGCTTTCCCAGCATCTGGCGTATCTGCAGGTGGAGCGGTTAGAATCGTAGAAGCTGGTGAGATTAACGTACCGGCTCACGGTTTCACCATAGGTTTACCGCTTTACCTTGGCGCTAACGGAGCGGTTACAGCTACAGCTCCATCTACCTCTAACCAAGCGGTAGTTAAACTTGGAATGGTTAAAGATGCAAATACGATTAGAGTTCAAATACAGATCATTGGAATAAACTAGTGGTTATATATAAAATAACAAATAAAATTAACGGTAAAGCTTACGTAGGTCAAACCGTTCAAAAACCTGAAAGAAGATGGGCTTTACATTGCACTAAAAATGTAAAGATATCAGCTATCGGTACAGCTATTAGGAAATATGGTAAAGAAAATTTTGATTTTGAAGTGTTAAATGTCTGCTCTTCGATTGAAGAGATGAACATTAAAGAGCAATATTATATTGAGTTGTTTAGTTCTATGACACCAGGCGGATACAATCTAGTTTCCGGTGGCAATAATAAGCTATATAGCGAAGAATCTAAGCTAAAGATGAGACAGGCTAGGAAGAATCAGAAAATATCAGAAGAGACAAAAAACAAGCTGTCCAAAGCTATCACTGGACTAGAGCGCTCTACGGAGACTCGCATTAAAATGTCGGAATCGAAAAAAGGTGACAAACACCCTCTTTTCGGTAAAACTGGATTCAACAGCAAGAGATCTATGGCGATCAGATGTTTGAACGATAATAGGGTTTTCGGAAGCATCTCTGAGGCTGCTAAGTTTTATAATATCAATAATAGTAATATAAGCAGAGTTCTAAAGCAAAATAAGCCTATAAAAGGTATTTATTTTGAATATTATTCTGAAGAACGTCGCAGCGTAGGATAAAATGGCTAACTTTCTTCGATTATCAAATGGTCTACCGAGGAGCTTTCCTGAAAGTTCCTCTTTGACCATTTACGATCAATCATTGACGGTAGTAGCTTCTGGAGCTACTTCTGGACAAATAAATGGCCCAGTAATTACCGGAACTAGCGTTACTCTTCCAGGTAGCCAAACTTATACAGCTGCAGAATTGCAGATTTATCTCAACGGTAATAGTTTGGAACCAGTATTTGATTACACTTATGTTGGCTCTCCATTAAGAACGCAAGTTCAGTTCACATTTCAATTAGAGGTCGGAGATCGTTTAGATTTCCGTATTGACCGCGCTCCATAAAATATTTTTTTAAAAAACAATTAACTACAATTAATTATCTAAGCCAATGATTTCATTGGCTTTTTTTATTTTTAAATTAATATATTTTGTCATTATGATGCCTAGCAATCTTTAAAAGGAGCACGATATGATATAGAAGACTCAGAGAGGACTAAAAATATGCCAACAAAATTAGACGATAGACAGGTAGTTAACAGAGCAGCATTACCGATGGTAGGTGGCGCAGCTAACGATACTTTAGATACAATTTTTCCTAAAATTGACACAGAATTATCTAAACTTTTTGAAGATAGAAATTTCATCCTTGCAGGTGGAGGCACTATCGCTGTAAATGGCACAGGTACAAGCGTTACATTTAGTGCTGCATTAAAATTGCATGTAAATTCTTTAGTTTCAGGCGCAACACCTTCAATTATAGATTTAGCTGCAACTACTAGAGCGTTTACTTCTGATGGAAATATGCTTTATGCTGTAATCAATAGAACTGCTGCAACTGCTGTAGTTACCGCAGATTCTGCTACACTTCCAGCTGTAACTTCATCAAATCAAGAGGTTGTTCTAATTGCTAAACGAATTGGAACTACAATTTTCTTTAGAAACGGTACTTGTTTTCCGATCAATACTTCTTCATCTTTTGATGGTGGAATTAATGGTTCTGTTGGAGCTACTGATAATCAATTGGTTAGAACAGACGGAACAGGTACACATAATATTCAAGGTTCTGGTATTACCATAGATGACAGTAATAACATGACTGGTATAGCTTCCCAAACAGTTGCTACAAATATTATCACTGGAACAGAAAGAGAAAATATCTCAACAGATTCTTCAACAACAGGAAGCAATGCAACTTTAGCTACTCCTACAACTCCAATTGTTAGACTTACAAATGCAAGTTTAGTCTCAATAGATATGTTAGCAGCTGGAGCTTCTGGCCAACAACAAACTATTGTTAATGCTACTGGAGCTGCTTATACTTTAAATAATTTAACAGGTGCAACAACTGGTAATCAATTCTTAACTGGTACTAATGCTAATTTATCTATCGCAAATAATGCTTCAATCATAGTCAAATATGACGATACGTCTTCTAAATGGAGAGTAATTGGTGGAAGTGGTTCAGGTTCTGGAACTGGAGGTATTAATTATATTTTAACTCCTGATGCTGAAGCTGGTACAGTTGGTTGGTCAGCTTATAGTGATACTCAAACTTTCACGGTTACTATTGCTTCTCCTGCTGTTTTTACAGTTGGTTCTACAACTGGTTATTATGCTGGTCAATCTCATGTGTTCACAACAACTGGTGCGTTACCAACTGGTTTAACTGCTGGTACAACTTATTATATTAGTACAGTAATTAATAGCACTACATTTAGAGTTTCCGCAACTTTAGGTGGAGCTGATGTAAACACATCTGGAACTCAATCTGGAACTCATACAGATAGACCTTTATCTCCTATTGATGCAACAGGAGGTTCTCCAACAACTACATGGACAACTTCTACATCATCTCCTTTACGAGGATTATCTAGTTTCTTATTAACCAAAACAGCAGCTGATTTAGCTGGTGAAGGTGTTTCGTATGCATTTACAATTGATACAGCCGATAAAGGTAAAGTATTACAAGGGTATGTTGATTACGCAGTTGCAAGTGGTACGTATGTCGATAATGACGTTACGTTTTGGATTTACGATGTAACTAACGCTGTAATGATTCAACCAGCTCCTTATTTATTGAAAAACCATACTTTGGCTTCTGATAGAATGCCATTTGAATTTCAAACAAGTTCATCTTCTACATCTTATAGATTAGTAATGCATTTAAGCAGTAACTCTGCAAGTGCTTATACACTAAAATTTGATAATTTCAATGTGGGACCTCAGGCGAAATTATACGGAAGTGCAAATTTGGACTGGATAGCTTATACTCCAACAGGTACTTGGGTTACAAACACTTCTTATGTCGGTAGATGGCGTAAAGTTGGCGATACTATGGAAATTCAAGCAAAAATAACTACTTCTGGAGCACCATCTGGTACTTTTACATTAAATTTACCTAGTGGATTTACAATAGACACTACTAAATTATTAGCAACTAGTGGAACTGAAAGTGTCCCTAATGCTGTTGCTACTATAAATGACTCTGGAACTAATTTATATGATGCAACTGTACAATATAACACATCAACAAGTGTAATATTAAGAGTAAAAGGTGTAGTGACCTATGTCGTATATCAAGGGAATACAGTTACAAGCACGTTACCTGTATCTTTCGGTTCCGGTGATTTTATTACGATGAGTTTCGCTGTTCCTATCCAAGGTTGGTCATCATCTCAAGTAATGAGTTCAGATGCTGATACTAGAGTAGTTTCTGCCAGCGCCTCTGGAAACGTCGGATCAATCACTGCGAATAATCCTATAAAATTTCCAACAGTCGGCTTTGATACTCATGGGGCTTACTCTGCGGTAACTGGACAATATATAGCTCCAATAAGCGGATATTATCAAGCGAATCTTTATGTTGGTTTAACGACATTGGCATCAGTTCAATTTAATGTTTATGTTAATGGAGTGATTGACAACTTAATTGGATCAACGACAGCATCCAACGGAACAGGTGGAGGATCAGTCATAGTATTTGCAAAAGGCGGCCAGACTATAGATATCAGAGGAGGAAACACTGTAAATTATTCTTCTTCTCAATTTACTATTCAAAGAATATCTGGACCAGCTCAAATTGCAGCTAGTGAGACTGTAGCAGCCTCATATTGGCTATCCGCTAACTTTGCAGCCTCTACTACTATTCCAATTAACTTTGACAGTAAAGAATTTGATAGTCATAACGCTGTTACAACATCTGCTACTGCTTGGAAATTTACAGCTCCCATGAGTGGGACATATAATATTGAAAGTTTTACATCAGTATCAGGAGCAGGTACAACTGCTATTATTTATAAAAATGGCTCTTCTTATAAATATTCAGCCACTGTACCTACAGGCGGTGGAGCTAATTTTACAACGCCAATTAAGTTATTGGCTGGCGAATTTATTGATGTTCGTCCTGCTAGTGCTCAGACCATAAATGGCGGTGCTCTTAACGCGCTAAATTCTCATATCAGTATTATTAGAGTTGGCAATTATTAAGGATTAATATATGATTAGATTAAAAATAACAATGAATTCAGGCGCCGTAACTAGAGATTGTCAAACACAACAAGAAGCAGATGAATATCTAGCTTATATTTCTGCTAACCATAACTGGGGTAAACCTGGATATTTTTTTGAAGTATCTCCTATAATCATTAATGAAGATGGTTCTATAACAGAAGCCACTTATGAATTGATTCCAGCAGAATACACTGTTGAACAAACCGATATCACTAATGAATACAAATTAAATAAAATTAGAGAACTTAGAAAACCATTGATGGATGAAGCTGATATTCTAGTTAATATAGCTTATGATAAAACATCTGGTATTGCAGTTGTTAAAGCTTATAGACAAGCTTTAAGAGATTGTACAAATGATGTTAAAGCTGATATGTCATTACTTGATGAGATGGAACCTGCTGACTTTGAGTTTCCTGCGAAACCATAATGTTTGAATACTTTAGAAAAGGTTTTGGCCTAGTAACTGAACATGATCCATTGACCGAGAATTGCAATTTGTTCTTGGCTGTATGGCATATTCTAAAGAAAGATTCTCTGACTGAAGCTGATAGAACTTGGTTCATGGAAAGCATGACCATGAAAAAGAACGCTAAAGGTCTTTATAATAGAAGATCTGAAGAGTCTGAACCAGTTCGCAGCATGTCTCAGGATGAAATACTAGGCTTCCTAATCTCTTCTAATATTTTGGTTACGCCAAATGGCCAGAAAGTATGGGATCATTTAATAACTCATTTCGGCACCTACAATAACACTGGAAGACTTTCAGAATACATTCCTTATAACCCAGCGAATTTCTATTCGTGGGGACAAATTATGGGTAGCAAGCTAAGCTACTTATTCTTACCATTTTATGTGGCAAATCTTCTAATAGCAATCCATAAGGATGCTCAAAATACGTCTTCTAAGATCATGGATTGGATGGAATTTCAAGTTATGCCAAAGACTTGGATCAATAAAATTCTATATAAGATTTATGAAAAGCAGATGAAGAAACAGTATGGGGAAAATTACATAAGCGTAATGCTTCATATTTACCATAATGCTGAAAGTGCAGAATTTCCGATCTTTAAAGAACTTAATTAGAAGATTCGTCCCAAACATCTTTCCATTCATTATGTCTTTCTTCAGCGACTGAATCTAATTCAAAGAATTGCTTGTCATTGACATATATTCCAGTGTCGTTTGGCCCAAAAACTACTTCCATCATAGTCCTACCATGGTAGTCTTCATGGACATCTGCAACTTTCCCAACTCTACCTGAAGCAAGATGTCTAACCTTATCTCCAACCTTAAAATCTGTTTCTTTTGATATTCTATAATACATAGTATTAGTCCTCGAAATTCAGCTTCCCGCAGTATTCACCAAAGATCTCTCTAGCAGCATTATCGAAAGCCCTGGCGGCATCTTTTGGATCTAAATGTCTTCCCAGTTTCTTTTGTTTGCCATCTATATAGATGTAAGCCATCCATTTTCCTGAAGATTTTTCAAAACAAACTCCTCTATACCCAGAAGTATTATTAACTCTTATTCTGGTTAAATTTCTCATATTTTGATTGCGCGTTACCAGTCTTAAGTTTTCCTTGCGATTATCTAATCCATTGCCGTTCTTATGATCTACATGAAGAGATTTATCGGTAACTCCTAATATTAATCGGTGCATCATTATGTTGGTGACTTTGTTATCTTTCTGCTCTGTGCGCGCGCCGTAAATTATATTATCAGAAGAAGGTAATGCACGCCAATTGAAAGCATTTATTCTTTCAAAGTCTTCGTCGTCCACGATGGCAAGATATCCTTGGGTTAACTCAATTTCTTTCACGTTCTGTCAGCTTTCAGTATTGCTTTAACAGCATCCTCAACCAGTTGATTGCTTTGGCCTATATTGAAACGTCCAAAATTATCGTTAGTTCCCATTAATGAACCAGAAGTATAAGTAACGCCAGCCTTATCTAAAAGTTCTTTAGCTTTCTTATCTACGGGCGAGTAATGGAACATTCCAATGCTGTTTACTGGAACATCACCTAGGAACTTTTCGATCTTTTGAAATTGTTCGCGGTTTAAGTCGAGCTTAAACCTAGCGTACGGATAGAACTGGTGCCAGTCAAAAGAAGGGAGAATGTCGATCAAAAGGTCCTGGGACGTCATAGATAAACCACAATATTCTGCAGTAACCAGTTCGGACATCTTTGCAGCAAGCTGATCATCATTTGTGGCCATGTAGCCGAGTCTAATACCGTTGATCCCTAGAAGCTTAGAGTAACTCCCGACCAGGACGTCATGTGGGATATGGTTCACTGAAATAGGATTCATATAGACTTGATTCAGATAAACTGCATCTAAAATGACCGGCAAACCTATGAAAGACGGCGAAGTCATGATC